GATGCCTATCGAGCCCGAGGCCCGGCATACGTTTCACTTCCCCGAGCGGATGCTGGCTAGGCTACCTTCAACCGTGGCAGGTAGCCCGAAATGATCGTTGACTACACGATGCGGCTGGCGCCGCACTCGGGTTACCCGACAGACTTTCGCCGGGTGGAGCATCGCGGCCAGTTTGAATCGTGGGAGTCTTTCCATCGGTTCAAAGAGCGCGAGCGGCAGGCGGGGTGGATCGTGGAGAACGAGCGAGCCGCTGACCCCACGCCCGCTAGTCCCGCCTCCACCACCGACGCTTGACGGGCGCCGCTGGCGGGCACTGCGGCCACGAGTCCCGCAGCAGCGCGATGTCACGCTGGCACGCCGCGAAGTCGTCTCTCAGGTCGTCGGCTTCGTCCCAGAGGTCGTACAGCCGGGGTCCGATGTCTGGCCCTTCGCTTCCCGCAGCAGGCAGTCCCCCCGCTTCCTGAAGCTCCCCGGCGGGGGCAGCGGGCGTTCCGACTGCGGCTGCACCTGCGGGGGCGGCAGGCTGGCAGACACCGGCGCCGTCGATGCGCAGCCGGACAGACTGAACAGGCACGTCAGTGCGAACCCGAGTCGTAGATGCTCGATCATTGCCGTACTCCTTCCGGGCTGCGGCCTCGCCCTTGGCATAGCCTTCGATGGTTGACCTGTACGCCAGGTACTCCCGCTCTACCTGCGGCAGCCGCTCGGCCGCCTCCCGCCACGAGGCGACGCGCCACCATGCCAGCGTGCCGACCAGCGCCAGCACCGCAGCAATGGCGCCGTAGGCGGTCAGGCGAGCCGTCACGCGCCGTTGTCGGTGTCGCCGCCCTTGGCGCGCGCACTGTTCACGAAGCCGCGGCGCGTGATGAGCACACCGAGCGCGAGGTTGGCGAACAGCGCCCACTTCATCAGTGACAGCGGGATCAGGCCGTCGACGGTCAGTGCAACCGCCACGAGGTCTTTCGCCAGCACGATAAGTCCGAGAATCTTCGTGCCGTGGTCACGCCAGAGCGCCTGCAGTTCTTTCATGTTTCGTTCCTCGAGGCCGGGCCGTTGTGGGCGAGCAGCGGGAGCTCGCCTGTGAATTCAAACGCCACGCGCGGCTCCGGCGGCCAGCGGCAGCCGAGTAGCCGGTACGGGTAGAACGGCGCAATGCTGACGGTGTTGCCTTGGTTGCCACCGAGGATCAGCAGCCGCCCGATGTCGTCCTTGCCGACTACGAAGCCAACGTGCCCGCCGCCACCGCGTTCGAATACCGCTATGCAGCCGATCGCTGGCGGCTTGACCTCTTGCCCCCAGTCGAGCCACGCGCGGGCGCGATACCACGCCTTCGGGTAGGACAGTCCGCACTCCTGCATGACGGCGGCGGTGAACACGCCGCACCACGGCGCTTCGTCATCCCGCCACCACGCCTTAAGGCGATGCAGCCATGCGCCGATCACGGCCGAGTGCTGCGGGCCGGGAATCTCGGCGGTGCCGAGGTACGTCCGCGCGACGTGAATCCACGACGGCGTGCGGGTGTCCGGCGCGTTCACTTCATCATCCGTTCGATGATGGTGTCGAGCCGCGCGTTGACCGCGCTGAACTGCTCGCGGGTCTCTTGTCGATGATCGTGCAACGACTTCTCAAGCCAGTCGATCTCGTGCTTCTGATCGGCCTTTTCGTCGCGGAACCGCTGATCCATCGTCGACGCCATCGCTTTCGCGGACACGGCTTCCTCGATTCTTTGCAGGCGCATATTGAGCCTCGCTGCGGAAATGCCGAGTCCAGTCACGATGAATCCCCAGAGAATTTTGGCGATGTCCCATCCACTGATGGGATCGTGTTCCGGTGGTCCCATATCAATTGAGGTCGACCCACGAGCCATTCGCGTAGCCGCGGAATTTATGCGTGCTCGTGTTGTAGTAGGTGTCGCCGTTAGATGATCCGGACGACGGATCGGCAGACCGCTGAGGAAGCCGAAGCACCCCGGTGCTGGCGATGGTAACGCGCGTCACAATCCGTCCGGACCTTTCGACGAGAACCCAAATGTCAGACAGAGTTTGAGCATCGTTGAGGCAGCGCCCCTGGAATTGCGACCCAGTAACGGCGAAGTCCCATTCTTTTTCGTCGGACACGCCGTCCGATTCGTACCACGCCATGCCTGGCGTGATGGATTCGACCCTGAAACCCGAGTTGCCGCCGCCACCGACCGCGGTCGAACGAAATCGACGCGCGTTCGTCAAGTCCTGACCGTTCCAGTCCTGTGACGCCGTAGGCTTGCCGGTTCCATCGCGTAGGATGCAGTTCGACAGCGCATCGGCAATGTCCTGCTCCTGCGTGTCGAGCTTGGAAATCTCAATCGGCGAACTCGCCTGTTCCGTCACCCACGAATAGGTGAGCGAGAACGTCCCACTGCCATTGAACGGCATCAGCGTTTCTCCTTTTTGATCTCACGAGCGCGATACGTGTTCTTGTCCTTTGGCACCTTCTTGCCTTGCAACGCGAGTTCCAATGCCATGCCGCGTTCTTCGGCACCGGGCGCGGCGCGCATGTTTTCCTTGTTGCCGACTTTTTCGCCTTGCTTGACGCCGCGCTGGCGCTTGCCGGCCACCGTCGGATAAGTGCGGCGCTTCGTCGGCTCAATCAGCACGTTCTCGAAATTGATGCCGTCGCCTTTCTGGTTGGCGATATACGCCTCGAGCGAGTCCGCCAGCGCCATCGGCTCAGGATGTCCGCCGAGCGGCGTGCCGCCCGGATGCCTAGTGCCGGCCAGCGCCACGTCCGGCGTGTTGCCGAGTACCGGCCCGGCGCGACCGCCGCCTGCCGCATAGGGGTTTCCACGAGGCGCGGCGCGCACGCCCTGCCCCGGAATGACGGCGAGCGCCGTGCTCGGCGGCGGCCATCGCGGTGCCGGCGGGCCACCCATGCTGATTGCGGTGTCAGCTTTGCCTGGCAGAAGATTGGAGGGGTCCGTCATCGGCCCTCGTGGCAGCAGCCCGCTGTCGCCGTCGCCGCGGTACAGGTACGAAAGCCTTCCCTGAGGGCCTAGGACTGGATTACGGGCCTCTCCGCGTGTCCACGATACTGCCGAACCAGCCAGCCGGCGCGCGGGCGCCACGAGGCTCCCTAGGCTGATCTGGCCGGTCTCGTTGATACGGGCAGGACGAATGTTGAAGTCGCGAGGAAAGTGAACCGCCGTGTCCGCGATGGCTTTCAAGCCGCCGTCCAGCATGTTCGATCGCTTGTTGGCGCGGACCAGCACCTGCGGATCAATGTCATTGCCGACACGCGCGTTCTCGACCATGTTGATCTTGGCGAATCCGCGCCGTGCGGCCTGGTACTGGCCCGCCAAGTCCGGCGCCGACCGGGCAATGGCCCGGTCAAGGTGCGATTCGACGGCATCCGCCATGTCGAGCATGGCGCTGCCCTGGGCGCTCGTGTTCGCGTCATCGGACAGGTAGTTCTTCCAGCCCTTGTTCCGCAGGTCGCTGATCGTGTCGATCATCTGCGACCCATTCATCGGGCGGACAATTTGCTGGCGCAGGCTGTCGATCGCGGGCGGCAATTCCAGCACGCTCGAGGTTCCGCGGCCGGCGCTCAGGACAGCAGTCTCAAATTCCCGGTCAACGGGCGTTGTGCCGACGCTCTGCCGCACTTTGGCATAAACCTCCGCATGCGGCTTTTTCGCGAGCGCGATGTTGTCGTCCGTCACCAGCGAACCCGGCTTCAGGCCGATGTCCTGCATGGCGATGTCGTTCGCGCGCACCTTGTTGTGTCGCTGATGCAGCAGATTGGAGTCCGGCCCAGCCAGCGCATCCGTCGCTCGAGCGAGTTTCCCCGGCTTGGCTCCGGCCTCGGTAGCGTCCGCTACGCTGGTCGGAGCGATCCGAAACCCCGACGCCTCGGCAATCTCAATCGGCGTGCGCGCGACCTTGTTTCGGGCCGCAGCAGCTGCTGCAGCCTCGCGGCTCAACTGCACGCCCTTTCCGACGGCTCCGGCCAAAGGAATGGCGCTCGTCACGTCGTTTCCGGCTTTGAAAAACTCCCGAACGTACCGCTGCGCCGTGGGCGATACGTCGCCGATGGCCTGATCGGCGGCATTCACTGCCTGGCCGACGCGCGACGTGACAGGCGCAATCATTTCGGCGCCTTTCTGCAGAATCTCGCGTCCGCCGCGCGTCTGCGGCTTGTACACCGCCCATTTGTTGAATGCGGCCTTGTCCTTGTCGGCGTCACGACCGAGAAGGCGCGACCCGATGCCGACCACGCCTGTACCTACGGTGCCGACCGTCGCGCCAGACAGGCCGGTAGCGAGCACGTCGCCAGCGACTGCCAGAGGGTTCTCAGGCGGTTCCGCGTTCAACTGAGCCAACACCGCGGGGTCTGTGACGGCGCGGCGTGGCTGGGCTTCCGCGGGCGCAGACGCAGGCGCAGCGGACTCCGCGTTCAACTGCGCCAGCAGCGCAGGGTCTGTGACGGCGCGGCGTGGCACTTCAGTCCCTCTCGTACCACTGACCGTCGGCGCCCTTTTCATAGGTCACGCCGTTGATAGTCTTAGTCACTGGCGCGGCACCGGCACCAGCAGCAGGCGGATTGGCGCCCGAATTAGCCGGGCGAACGCCGGATCGCGCTTTCACAAATGCGTCAATATTATCGAGCGCGCGCATGTTGGCTTCCACGTCGAGCGTCGGATCGGTCGCAGCCGACAGCCACAGTTTTAGTTCGGCGTTGGAATCCAGCTGCCGCGCCGACATGCCGGTCGCGTCCTTGATGGCCGCCAGTAGCAGCGGGCGCGTCTGCGAGATGCTATTGCGCTCCGACTGGTTTTTGGTGCCAAACACTCGACCCAAAAACTGTCCTGGCGCGCTTGACTGGACGGCTGCCTGCGCGTTGTCCAGCCCTCCTGCTTCGGTGCTCGCGATGCCGCCGGAATCTTTCAGGAGGCCGTAGGAAGAACGAATCTGCGCCATCAGTGCGTCCAGCGAATCGGCGCCCTGCGCTTTGGTCTCTGCCGTTGCGTCCGTCTTGGCGGCGGCAATGGCTTCGCGCGACTTGCGATCAGCGTCTGCGCGCTCGTTCCTGCCGCGCTCCGCGTCACGCTGGATGCCTGCCGTAAGGTTTGCCAGTTCGCGGCGCAGGTCGTTTGCGTCCTTGCCCATCTGCTCGCGAGAGGCGATCTGCTCGCGCAGCATGGCGGCGCGATCCTCGCGAGCGGCGCGGCGCTCGTCCATTGTCGCCTTGATCTGGTACGCCTTCAGTTCGCGGTCAGCCAGCGCGTTCGGATCGCTCTCCGACAGCTTGCGCTCCATCAGCGCCTTGGCGACGGCGGTCTGGCCCTCCGGCCCCATCGCCCGGCCGAGGTCAGCCGACGCTTCCTCCGGCGTCAGCGGCGACATGATTTCGCCGGGGCCGGTCGCCATCGGCATGTTCGGCTGCGACATCGCGACGCGCTTGCTGGCGTCCTGCACCTGACCGGCGCGCGCCTCCTTCGCCCGACCGAGCGCCGTGTTGGCGTTCTTCAGGTTCCACGCGGATGCCAGCGAGTTCGCCAAGTCCACCAGCGCATGACCGGCGCCGTACTTGGCCTGCACCGGCCCGCCCGCCTGCGGGAGATTCGGCTGCATCGCGCGCTGCTGCATCGCTTCGGCGATGGCCTGCCGGCGCTGGGCCGCTTCCACGTCGTCCACTTGGGCTGGCGCGATGAGTTGCTTGAACGAGATCGCCATGTGGGTACGGCCTCCCTCAGCGCCCGATCCAGGCGCCGCCCAGCGTGCCGCCAAGACCCATCAAGCTTCCAAGCAGCCCGTTGCTCGACTGCTGGCGTGCGTTCCAGGCGTCCAGCTGGTTGCGGTACGCCTGATTGATGTTGCCCGCGACGTCGGTGTTCGACATCGACACCGCGCTTGGGCCGCTGAACTGCGGCGCCTCGACCTGCGAGGCTGATCGCAGCGCGTTGAACTCGTTGAGCGGCTGGTTCCGCAGCGCGAGCAGTTCCTGCATGCCCTGCGCGCGGGACTGGTTGCCGAAGTTGCCCGCGGCGATCTGCTGCTGCAGGCCCTGCTGCCGCGCGTCGTTGTTCGCGCCGTAGCGCGCAATGGCTTCGGACATCAACTGCGATCGGTTGCCACGCGCCATGTCGGAAAGGCCCGTCATCTCGCCGAGGCCCTGCAGGATGCTGCCTTCGCGTGCGCGGGTATAGTCCGCCGAGCGCGAGCGCGTCAGGCGGTCCATCTCATTGTTCCACGCCTCGCTGCCCTGCACGACGCCCTGGTTCGCGAGGAGGGTGCGAGCGCGCTCCTCGCGCTGCTGCCACTCCGGGTCCAGCATCGCGGTGTTGCGCTGGTAGAGCGCGTCCTGAACCTGCTTTCGGGCGCCGAGCAAGTCGTTTTCGCCCAACAGCGCAGGCAGGTTTCCTGTGTCCAGCGTGCTTTGCAGGGCGGGCAGATTGCCGCCCACTGAGCCCGTCAGGCCGGGCACGCCGGACGTGTCTATGGGGTTGCGATAGGCGTTCTCGACCTGCCCCATCATCCCCTGCGAGATGTTGCCCAGCTGTCGGTCCTGCGCCATCTGCTGGTCGAGCAGCGCCTGCGTGTCGCCGGAAAGCGATATCGTCTGGTCGTACACCGGAGCGCCAGTCGTCGGGTCCGTGCGCGTGGTGTACGTGCTCGAACCGTAGGGCGTGTAGGTGTTGCCCCGGTTGATCGCAGCGTTGTAGGCGGCGGTCGCTTGATTGCTCTGCGTCTGCGCCTGAGACGTCGCATACGGGTCCGGCGGCGGCGGCGCGGAGCCACCCTTGCCGGGTGCGAAATCGAGCAGCCAAGTGAAACCTTCACGGCGAATCATAGATACCGACACTCCGATCGAAGCATGCCCATCATCACGAGGGAGTCACCGGGAATCGCGTCCCGCTTTTCACCCTCGACCATGAAGCCAAGCCGACCGGCAATGTGTCGCATCGCCGCGTTCTGCCCCGCTATTTCGCAACTGATCCGGCGGCAAGTCAACTGGTGGAACACATAGCGGAACACCGCACGCGCGAACGTATGCGACACCCACCCGCCGACGACCGCTACGCTGACATCAATGTCATGGCCGGTGAAGTGCTCGAACACCACGCCGGCGATGAGCTTCCCGCCGCGCTCGAGACCGATCGTCTGGTGGCCCGGCGACCACGACTCCACGTAGGGAATCTGGTCGAGCAGCCACTGCCCGACGCGCTCGTTGTCGTGATAGACGAGAGCTACCCCACGACTGCCCCCACTTCGTAGAGCACGTTGGTCGCCGACCACGAGACGGAGCCCGCCTCGGTTCGCGCGCGCACGCGGGGCGCGATAGCCGTCCCGATCTGTGGCACTGAATACCAGCGAGATTGGACCACCGTGCCGCCCGCCCATGTCACGTCCCATACGCCGCCCCACGGATCGCCTGAACCGCCCATCATGGTCCGCAGCGTCAGGTTCGTGCGGTCGGCAAAATCGGCATCTGCGCTGACGCCGATGCCGTAGTCGGCGTCGATCGCGAGCACCGGCTGCATGAGCTTGATGTGCTTCTTGCGCCCGCGGTTGCCGAGGTAGTTGTACGCTTGGCGCGCGTCGCTGAAGATGGGTTCGCCGTTGTCATCGTAGCCGGTGTCGGCCTTGACCACGATGCCGTTTCCGCCCCAGTAGAGCGTGTCGCGCGCGACCGCGAAGCAGAACGCATTCCATCCCGTGAACCGGCACCAGGCGCCGGTCTCGGTGTTCATCACGTACTGGTAGCTGGCGCGGTCCTCGCTGGTAGGCACGTTCACGATGAGCTTGGTGCCCTTCGGGAACGCCATCACTTCCCAGCCGTAGCGCGAGCCGTGCGTCACGATGTCCGAGTTGATGAGCGTGCGGATCTTGTCGCTGACAGACAGGCCCTCGGAGCGGTTCTGTGCCGCGATGGCCTTGCGCAGCGGATACACACCATCCGCGCAAAGCACGACGGCATCCAAGCCGCGCTTCTCCCAGCAGCGGTTGCCCTTGATGACCGGGTAGCCGATCTCAAAGAACGCCGCCAACTGCCAGTCGGCTGCGGTGGCCGGATCGGTGCCCGTGTAGACCGCGATCTCGCCTTCGGTCGACAGGAACCCGATGTAGTCGGTCAGCGAATTGGACGAGTCCGTGACCGTGATGATGCTGTTGAGCGAACCGCCCTTCTTGAACAGCGCGCCAAGGTGCAGCCGCGTCGCCGCGCCAGACTTGGTGTCGGCGGCAAGGTAATACACGTCAAACGAGTCCTTGACGCCGTAGAACAGGCGCTTGGCGTACACGCCCACGGTGAAGTAGTTGGCCGGCGTGCCGCCCGTGGTGCCGGACGAGCTCCACGCCGAGCCATTGTACTCAAGCGGCGTGTCCGCGCCGTTCACGGCCGTCAGGAACGTGCCTCCGGTCGTGGTGAACACCGCGTAGTCGAATCGCGTGGACGTGAGCGCCTGGACGGTGGGGCCGGAGCCGCCGACGACCGCCGTCGAGACGGCGCCCGACGACGTGCCGTCCATGATCGAGTACGTCGAGCCGTTCTTGATGCACGGGAAAATCTTGGTCGACGTCGGGCCGGTGTACACCAATATGGTCTGGCACAGGCCCGTGAACGTGTTCCAAGAATCGTAGCCGCCGCGCGTTACCACGTCTGTCGAGCGCGGGAACCAGTTGTCGAGCATGACGGCATCCTGCGCCGGCATGTTCGCCACGGAGTCGCGCGCGTTCAAGCCGCCAATCGGCGCGGGCAGCGTCGTCGAGCGCGACTTGACGCCGCCCGGCTTGACGTAGACTTCCTGCGGCCGGCGCATCACAGCGACCAGTCACCGATCGGGATGACGTAGCCCGCGCGGAACTGCTCGGACGGGCCATCCATGCGCAGCCGCGGCTTGGAGCCGTCGTTGCGGATCGCGGAGGCAACCAGTGCCTCGTAGGACGCGAACTCCTCGGCGTAGGACAGGCCCTTCTTCCGCAGCCAGCGCCATTCGAGGCCGGCGAGCAGCAGGTCCTGATCGAAGTTCAGGACGTCGCTGTCACTCTGAATGTTTGCGACCAGCGTGCTTCCTGAGCCGTTCGGCTGGCACCACCACTTCGTCTGGTACTGGAAGTGGATCGAGTCACCGGCCGTCGGCGCGGGCGTGATGACGAGCAGCGAGTCGCCGAAATTGAGCTCGCCCGACAGCCGGTACTCCGAGTACGGGCCGGCGACGTTCAGCATCTTGTTCGCCTGCCAGCGTCGGTTCGACGTCGGGCCGTAGATCGGCAACTGCCGCGTGGCGTTCCACATCGTATCGTTCACGATGCCCTTGACGCCGTAGAACGTCGCTCCGGTGCAGGCCGTCAGCGTGCCCTGCGACGTCGTGGCAACCGCGGTGAACGCCGCTTCGGCGCGCATGAAGGACCAGTCGTGCCGGGATGCGAGCGACCGGCACTCCTGGTTCAGCAACTCCACCATCTGCAGCGCGCCCTCGTCCGTCGACCCGTAGGCCGCGGTGGGCGCGCTGATGCCGACCGCCCGGCTGACGCGCTGGATGACATCTAGGACGACAGCGGTCATGGGCTACCTCACTTGCGCTTGCGCGCGGCCTGCGGCGGCTCGTCATCTCCCAGCAGGTCGCTTGCTGTGATCTCGTTCTCGGCCGCCGCCTGCACGGCGCGCTCGCCCGGCGGCGCGGTCGCGACCTCGAGCATGGCGCGCAGTTCGGCGTTCTGGCGCGTGAGTTCCGTCACCTGCCCGCGCAGGCTGTCGTTCTCGCGCTTGAGCGCAGCGTTCTCCTGCGTCAGCGGGCCCTTGTCGTTGACCTGCATCAGCCACGCACGCGCCTTGTTCTTCATTTCGACCGCGCCCATGCCGATGCGCTTCATGCCCTCGTCGTTGACGCCAGCCAAGTCCTCGACCGTCAGGATGTTGATGCGGACCAGCGCCTCCACTTGCGCTGGCGTGAGCATGCCCCAGGTGCGGATCGCAGTGCCGGTCGGCGGCAGTTCCTGGCCGTTCTTCCACGCCTGGTAGTGCTTTCGGTACGCATCGACCCACGCCTGCGGGATGCGGCCCTTCTTTGCGTCGATGTCGAGTTGCGGGAACCACGACTCGACTTTGATCTCGATCACGTCCTTGGAATACATGGGCGTGATGAGGGCGTAGTCCACGTCGGTGCCGACGTACTTGCCCTGCTTCAGCGACTCGACCTTGTTCTCGATCGCGACGCGCTTGAAGCGCACGAACGCCGGGCGCTCCTCGCGCTCGCTCACCGCTTGGACGATGCTCACGGTTTCCCCCTATGCGAAAAGAGGCCGGGGCTGTGACACCCCGGCCACGGTGGCTGCGATGCCGTTAGGCGACCGCGGAACTGGTGCTCGGATACTGGATGTAACCCGCACCGAAGCCCGTGTAGGTGCCCGTCAGCGTGATGCTGCCGGTCGCGGTGCTGTTCTTGTCACCGAGCGTACCGATGGCCGAGCCGGTGTAGATGGTCTTGCCATCCGGGTCCAGCTTCGCCACGACGGTCGACGCCGGTACGCCGGTGCCCGAGAGCGCCATGCCGAGGAACGCGCCGTCGTAGCCGTTCGGCACCACGATCTTGCCAGTGCCGTTCGTGGTGTTTGCCGTCCAGGTCGTCGTGGCGGTGGCCGCCTTGAGGTTGTGGACGTTCACCATGCCCTTGAGCGTGGAGTACGCGCCGACCTTGCCGGCCGCGCCGATGCCCACGGTGGCATCCGCCGCGACGGTCGCGCTCGTCTGATAGACGGCGCCGCCGACCAGCTGAATCCAGCCGTAGGTGCCCGACGCCATCGGCGCCATCGCGACGCCAAACGGCACGCCGAGAGAAGCCGTGTTCGGAAGCAGCGTGCCGAGGAACGTCGGGAAGGTGCCGACCACGACCAGCGAGCCCTTGAGGATCGCGTCGTTCGACTTGATGTACTGGAACACGCCATAGCCCCAGTACGGGTCGACCGCCTCGACCTGGTAGCCGAGCGGATGGCGCTGCGTGGTGTCGGGCGCGAACCAGTCGTTGAACGGCGTGGCGCCCGCGAAGTTGATGGGTGCGAACATGTTTGTGTCTCCTATTCCTGTATGTCGCGGGCTGCCTTACGGGCAGATGACGGCCTGGAGGCTGCGGTTCGTGCAGACGAGGTTGCCCATCCAGATGATCGGCGTCACCACGCCGTGCTGGTTGAGCGGAACGCGGTCGTCCATCACTTCCATGTCCGCATCTTTGTGCACCACGAGCTCGAGGTAGTTCGTGTTGATGAAGTACATGTGGTTGACCGGGATGCCCGAGTTGCCGTCGTAGATCACGTCCGCGTTCTTGTACTTCAGCGCGACGAAACCCGCCGAGCCCTTGCCGGTATCGTTGTACCGCTTCAGGGAGATCTGCGAGGTCTCGAAGAACTGGTAGTAGTTGTTGTCCGCGACGATGAGGTCCACCTGGTCGTCCGGGCCGCGATCGGTCGCGAGCCACGCGGGCAGCATCAGGTCTTTCTCGATCGTGGTGGCCGACGGCGTGACCGACAGCACCGAGGCGTCGATCACGGTGTTCTGCCAGAACGGGAACGAGGACGAGTCGATGCCACCGACGGTGCCGGTGCCCGCGTCCGCGACCAGCGCCTGCAGGCCGTTGATCTGGTTCGTCAGGGAGCCCGACGAGTACAGGTCGCTCGAGAAGTTGTTGTTGAACGTGCGCAGCGCGTTCTTGATGCGGGCCTTGGCGAGATTGATGATCTTGCTGTCGCCCGAGTTGATGAGGAGTTCGCGACCCGACGCGACGACGTTGATCGCGATCTGGCGCCACTGGTACTCCGCGGCCGAGATGACGTCGGACGCGCTGATGTTCAGCGTATCCCAGTCGCTGTACCGCTGGTACGTCGAGTTCGAAGCGTAGTCGAGCGGCGCCGCGATGGAGAGACCGCCATCTTCGGTGCGCTTGTTGCCCCGCTTCATCATGTACTTGAGCAGCGCGTTGCGGTTCGACAGGTTGTCGACGATCTCGCGGCGGTGCTTGCGGAAGGTCGTGGAGACGAGCTCCGTGAAAGTGCTGTTTGCCGGCATGGGAATGACTCCTAGGTGTTAGGTGGCCTGACGCGCCTTGATGCGCTTCAAGTCGTCCATCAGGGATTCGTCGGAGAGGAACTTCCCTTTCGGCTCTGTCGGAGCGCGGCGGGACTCGACCCCGCGCACGTTGGTCGCGGCGGGTCGGCGGGCAGTCTGCAACTGCTCCTGTGCGGCCTTCTTGGCGGTCTCCGCGGCTTCTGTCTGAAGGCGGGCCTGCTCTTTGGCGCGCGTCACCGGGTTGCTCCACACGGCGCGATCGTAGGCGTCCTTGAGTTCAAACCCCTGCTTCACCAGCAGCGCCATGTCGGACGCCACTTCGTTGAAGTAGATGTTCTCGGGGTCTGCCGCGAACGCTTCGACTGCCGTATCCGCTTCGACCTTCACCCGCTGTAGGCGAGCCTGGGTCTCCCGGTTGCGCTCCGATTCTAGCGCGTTGAGTCGCTGTTGCAACTCCTGCACGCGCGGGTCGACCGGCAACTGTTCGCCAACGGCCAAAGTGTCGGGCGTGTCATTGGCGCCTAGGATGCCGAGGTCGCGGCCGATCTGCATGAACGATTCGCGCCGCTGCTCCGGGCTGCCGGTCGACAGGTTGGCGTGCGCCGTCAGCATGTATTGGAACGCTTCGGTCTCGTTGATGCCCTGCTGCTGCAGCAGCGGCCGGAACGGCGCCACGACGTCGCTCAACTGCTTGGCGTACTGCGCGCCGGCCTTGTACTGCTCGAGGCCGTCGAGGAACTGCTTCTCGCGCGTCAGGTAGAAGTCCTGCGCTTCTGGCGGCAGTGTCTGCCAGATGGCGTGCTTCTCCTTCGGCCACGACTTTGGGGCCTCTTTGGCAGTTGGCTGCTCGGTGGCCGGCTTTTCCGTTCCCTCGGTCTCGGTCTCGCCCTGCTCGGAGCCCTCGGGCTCGTCCTGTTCGGCGCTCGCTTCGGCGCCCGGCGCATCGTCCGGCTCATCCGGCTCGTCCGGCTCGCTGCTGCTGAAGCCGAGGTCGGTGCCGATTTCGGCAACGGCCGAGTCGAGGTCGAAACCGCTGTCGGCGGTGTCGCTGTCCGGTCCCATGAGAGTGCTCCTAGTTGTTGAGTTGCAGGGGCGCGATCAGCGACCCGTTTGACGATCCGCGTTCCGGCACTGCCGTGACGCCAGAATCCAGTTCAGCTTGCAGGCGCTCGCGCTTCCGCGCGCCCATCGTTTCGATCTCGGCTTCCACGGTCGACTCGATCTTGCGCTCGAGACTCGCGTTCTCGCGCTCGATGCGACGGTGGTAGTCCTTCTTCATCTCCGGGTCGTACTCCTGACACCCGTTGCGCGCGAGGTCGTCGCGGCGCTGGCGCCATGAAGTGATCGGACGTCCGTCGATCGGGCTGTCGTAGCGGCACTCGCGCTGCACGTAGCCCCAGGTCGGCGTAATGACCTTGGTGGCGACCTTGCCGCACTCGCAGGTCTGCGGATCGGCGTACTGCGCCACGGGCAGCACCCGGTCGAATGTCGCGCCGCACTGGCACTCGTATTGGTAGGTCGGCATGGCTTCCTCAGAACAGCATCATTTCTTCGTCGTCGTCCGCGATCTCGCGGCGGCGCTCTTCGGCCCGCCACGCCTGCAGGATGCTTGAGACGGTGTTCAAGTCGCGGGCCGCGGCGTTCCAGTCGGTCGCGCCATCGGGCGCCGTGAACGCGGCCACGTCCGGCGGCGCGGTGTCGAGCTTCTGCAGTTCGGCATAGACGTCGCGGATGACGGTCGGCTCGGCGAACGCCTGCCGCACGTCCTTGGCGTACTGCTTGAAGATGTCCTTGCGCTTCTTCTTCGGCTCGGTCTCGTCCCACCACTTCGCCTTGCCGCCGCCCATGCCGCCGCCGCCGACGTAGGTCGACGGCACAGTCACGGGCGGCACCACGGGTGGCGGCAAGGAGTTCGGAAGCGGTGTGCCGTCGAACTGGAAGTGAACGTCGCGCAGTTTGATCGGCAGCGGATTCGGGAAATCGCGCTGCAGGCCGATCGGCAGCGCCTGCGGCGGCACGTACAGCGTCGTCAGCGGCAGAACCTGCGCCTGCTCGCCGCGGTTGATCCGCTTTGCCAGCGTCGGGTTCGGCTGCTCCGTCTGCTTGAACGGTGGCGGCGGTGCCGCAAACAGCGTCGTCGTCAGCAGGTTCGGATATAGCTGCGGCTGCTGGACCCGGCGCGCGAGCGTCGGATTCTGGAAGTCGCGCTGCGGCAGGAGCAGCACGTCGATCGGCCGCTGCGTGTAGACCGCGGCGACGAACTCCTGCCCGCGCATGTGGCGCCACTGCAGCGGGTTTGGCTGGTCGAGCAGGCGACCCACTGGCATCGGCTGCGAGGCCGGGGCGCCAGGGTCGTAGCTGCTGCGTGCGTGCGTCGGCTGCAGCGCCGCGCGCAGCCGCACGGTCGGGTTCGGCTGGTCTAGGGCGCGGAACGGGATCGTCTGCGGCGCCGCTCGCAGCGTGGTCGTCAGCAGGTTCGGCGTAATCTCGACTTGCGAGATGCGACGCGCACGAAGCGGCTGCGGCAGTTCGCGCGCGCCAGGAATCCGCATCGACGGCATCGTGGGCAGCCGGCCCTGCGATGACTCGTGGAAGGCATAGGGCCGCCGCGTGGTCGGCCGAGGCTGGTCCTCGATGACGAACGGCGGCGGCGGCGGGATGCTGGATGGCAGCCGGCCTCGTGAGGTCTCCTGCTGCGCCGCAGCCACGCGGCGCGTCGGATTCGGCTGGTCGCGGTTGACGAATGGCGCAATGGCAACGACTGCCGCGAGCGTCGTCAGCAGCAGGTTGCGAGGAATATCCGGCTGCTGGGCAGCCGGAGTTTTCGCCCGCGGAATGACTAGCGGTTGGCGGAATACGTCAGCCACTGGTCACTCCGCGGGTCGAAACGCAGGTGTCACTCGATCTCGAGCAGCACGTGCCCCGACACTTTGCCGGTGCCGGACGCCGACGACAGCGACGCTTCACCGAGCGACGCCGTGTTGCCGACGATGCTGATCTCGAAGCCGGGCGCCGCGACCCAGCGGACGAGGCCGCCGTAGGCGTTGAACGCGAGGTTCAGCAGCGAGAGCGTCGAGCTCCGCTGGGGCTTCGTGGTGCTGGTGCTGCCGTACACCGGCAGCGAGCCCGGCGCCACGGTCGAACCGCCGAGCGCCGCGAGCGTGTTGCCCGAGATGCCGGTGGCCGCCACGGTGGAGTCGCGCGCGAAGATCATGCGGTTGACCGACGACGCCGACGCCTCCTCGCCGCCGATGTAGATTTCACCGACCACGAGACGGCTCGTGCTGTTGGCGCCCTGGATGAACGTCGGATAACCGGCGTCCGTGTAGTTGGTCGTCGCCGCGACGGCGACCGGGGTGACGTTCGCGAAACCGACCGAATAACGCGCCATGATGGCCTCCTATCAATCAAGCAGCAGGATTTGAGGAGCCTCGGGCGCCTGCTGCACGGCGGCCTTCAGCATTTCTTCGACCTTCTTCTCGAACGGGACGCACTGCAGCGTCCGCGTCCGCTCGAATTCACATGCGTCGCAGAGATAGCTGTCGCAGCGACGGCAGTATCCGCGTTCGCGACTGCGCTTGGGGTTCAGCACGACCTGTGCTTCGCAATGGTTGCATCGCGCAACCGCAGACTCGTAAAGGTCGCGGTTGTAGCCAAGCATGTCCACCGATGCCGCGACATCATCCGGCAGGCCCGGCGACCAGCGATGGTCGACGCAGATATACCCTTCCCTCGCGCGCTTCGATGTCATCAGTGTCCCTCAGAATATGGCTGCGCCAAACAATAGCGCAGTTGTGGCTTCCCACGGAACAGGTTCGCTCGCTACGCCATCGGCGATGCTGCCCTGTGGCGTCCAGACGCGGCTGTTGCCGCTGCCATCAGACGTGTCGGCGGAATCGACCATCCGGTGATACGCCCACACGTTCGCTGTTTTCACCGGCTTGCCCTGAACGCGCTCGGCTTGCAGTTCGGCGAGCGACAACGCCGTGTCCCATATCTTGACGAAGCAGTTCTCGCCGTCTCTGTATTCGCCACCGTAGTTGCCGAGGCCCCACTGTCCGATGGTCGCACTGCCGACGTGGGTGTCTTGCGCCAGATTGTAGGCGCCATCCGCGGCGCCTAGCGCCCACGAATACAGCTTGCTGCCGTTCGCACCCGTGCCGTTGCAGGTATGCGCGAACATGACCCATGTGCCGTCGTCCTCCGGCTCCGCAGGGCTGAACGATGCGCCTGAGCCGCCGGCCGCGGTGAACGCATTTACGTTTGTTCCGGTGACCGTGTGCCGAGCGACCGCGAAGTCGACGGTTCGCTCGATGAATAGCTCTGTGCGAGACGTGCTGTCGTTCTTCGTGACGACCTTGCGCCACCAGATAATGGTGATGGCCGTCATCGACGGCATGCCGCTCGTGTTGTAGAAGCGGACGCCATCTCCCGAGCCGTTGAAGCGAACTGGCATTACACGCACTCCGCCGGGCGCGAAGGCGCGTCAGTCCACCAAACTTTGTCACCGCGGAACGTGTACTTGATCTTCTTGCCAGTCGCAACTGTCTGGTTGTTGCTGTAGTGGTTCATCACGAACACGTAGTCCGCGCTGGGGCCAGTGACGTAGCCGAGATTCCGTCCCGTGACCAGCATCGCGAGCGAGCAGGCCGACCACGCGCACGGGCTGCCGTCGCCGTTCGGCTCGCCCCACCAGCATGCCGCCCAGCCGTCCGAGCCGTTGCCAGCGACGTTGCCGGCGTGATCCTTCAGGCGGTAGCCGAAGATCGCCGTGTACCACTTGTCGGTGGCGAGCGCGGTCACCGCCTTGTAGAACTTGCCATCGTAGTAGTCGGTGTCGCCAGTGCATGTCGCGGTCGGCGTACTGGGCGTCGCATTGTCGCCCCAAGTGTCGTAGTCGTTGTTGCCGTTGATGTTGACCGCGCCGAGCTTAAGGCACCAGGTATCCGCGCCGCCTTGGCTAGGCAGCGACTCGCGCGACATCAGCAAGTGCACAACCGGATACGGGCTGTCCCCGCCCTGCGACTTGACCTCACCCAGCGTGAACTGGTGATTGGTCGTCGTGCTGTAGCCGCTCGGCAGCTTGAAGCGGATGCCCTGCAGCCAAAAACCCTGCGAGGCCCAACCGAGCGTCGGCAGGAACTTCCATGCGTACTGCGGGGCCTGCCCGACGAGATGATCCTGGTTGCGCGTGATACCGATGCACGTCCCGGCGCCGCCGATGTTGGAGTCTCCTGTCTCGAAGCTGAGCGTGTACATCTGGTCGGCGGTGTACGTCGCGTCGCCGATTACCTGCGCCTGAAAGATGCCGCCCCAGAGGTTCGGGGAAGCGTCGCCGTTGAACACGCACCCGGTCGTGCCATCGGTGCCGCTCAACTGGTAATACTTGTCCGGCGTGCCGCTGCCGCCGTCTGCGGACAGCGAAAGGCCGTGACCTGACGTGTCTAGCAGCAGGTTCGACGTGATGGTGCGTGGTGCAAGCATCGGTCGGTTTTCAAAGATTACTGGCATGGGTCACCTAAAGACAGGCTTGCGCCCATAGTGTGTCGGCGGCGGCAGGCGCAAATATCGCCCTGCCCGCGCGGCGCGCACGGACGCGCACCGGGAATGCCACCGCCGTGTCCGACGGCGCCGTCCCGCCGAAGCCTGATAGGTTCGTCAGCGTCGCGCCGTTGCCGGAGAAGTCGGTCAGCGAGGTCGCGACATCCCAGAACGGGTAGTCACCGATCAGGTTGTCACGACGGCAGGCGTAGGTCTGGTAGCGCTCGTTTTCGAGTTCAGCCGCCGAGAGCGCTGCCGTCCACTGACGCACTGCGCCGATCTGGCCGCGTAAGTGCGACGATATGACGCCGCCGAGGATCAGCAGCGCGACGGGCCCATCGGTTCCGGTCTGCAGCGCAGTGGTCTGCGTAACCATTGCGGAGCCGTCGAGATAGCCCCATCCGCCCTCGACCTGTCCAGCGCCGGTCCCGCTGCACTTCAGATACCAGAAGAACAGTTCGCCGACAGCCGGGCGACTCGCAAAGGCAGTCCGGTTTGCAAAGCCGCCCGTCGTGTCCACTCGCACGAACATCGAGTCCGTGCCGGACGCCCGCCACTCCAGCGCCGCCGAGAAATAGCTCGCAGAGTCTGAGAATGCGGCGATGAGTTGGGTAGCGGAACCGGCGTTGGCCTCGATACGCCCGAGGCCGCAGATCGTGCGAGCCTCGACATTGCCCGCGATGGCTGCACCGGAGCTGGCGCCAATGACGTCGGCGGTGCTGTCGAAGTAGACCGCCACGGATCAGGTCTCGCGGATTTCGACCGCGACGAGCTGCGCATCCCCCGTCATGTCGTCAGTGCCGCTCGTGCCATCCGCATCGCGCGAGATCCGCAGCCGGAACGCCTCGCCGGCTACAAGGCTGTCCATGTTCGCGCCAGAGGACATGCTGATCGAGGTCGTCGTGATGATGCCGCTCGTGGCGTTCGCCGTGCCGCCGGCGGTCTGCGCGGTCGCGAAGCTGTCCGAGTCCATGTCGGTGTTTAGCCGCTCCATCGCTGCCGACCAGCGGCAGGTGCCGCTCGTCGCGCTCGCCGCGATCCAGTGCAGCAGAATCGTCAGTCCGCCGCCCGAGTAGTGCTTCGGCAGCACTCCGCGAAAGTCCAGCGATTCGTCCGTCGCAGCGTCGAATGCCGCGAGGATGTGGTTGTTTCGCCGCACCCAAGCCGCGAACGCCGACGATGGCGGAGAGCCATCCTCGGCCGAGAAGACGAGCAGCGTGTTACCGGAGGCCATTCAGCGCGCCCGCAGGTAATCCGACACCGACGGCGCCGAGCAGAACCCGCGCGCCGTGTTCGCGCACATTTCCGCACGGATGCGCGCCTCGTTCGGCCACGGTAAGAGCGCGCCCTGCGGCGCATTCACGCCAGCGTCGCCGTAGCGCGTGCCGTCAACGCCATACCGCTGCGGCAGGCGCCACACCGTAGCCGCCGTGCCGGCACTCGAGCACTGCGTCTGGTTGTAGGCGGATTGCCAGGTGCCCGAGACGTTGCAGCCGACCGGCGCCACGGCCGAGTTGACGGCATAGCGGCCGGTGCCGCCCACGGTCACGTTGGCGACGGTGCTGCCGCTGCCGCCGAGCTCTGGCGCCACGCGGATGCCGTCGCCGCCACGATTGAGCACCGTGACGCCATCGACCGCATAGCGACCCTGGCGCGCGAAGTTGATGCCGCCTCCATTCCAGAACACGGAATCCACCACGCGCGCCGAGAGCACGCCCGCGATTACGTTGTCCGGCTCGCAGTAGAGGCCCTGGTCCGGCGCATTGAGTGACACCACGCCGAGCCACTCGTTGCGGCCCCAGAGGTTCGCGCCGGTCGTGTGCTGCGCGCAGGCGAAGTCGGCATACGGGCTGTCGGTGCCTGCGAGCACGCGGTCGAGCACGAGCACGTTCTGGAAGCTGACATCGGCGCTGTCGTAGATCGTCACGCCGACGTTGGGGTTGCCCGAACCCGAGCAGCCCGACGTGCCGCAGCCGTCGCCGCGCACGATCACGCGGCGCCAGACGTTGCGATCGCTCCGGTAGTTGATCGCGACCACCCGCTGCCCGGACGCCCACACCCACACGTCCTCGATCAGGTTGTCGGTGTTGCCCTGCGCGTGGTCGTTGGTGCCGACGCTCAGCGGCCCGTGGACGCCGACATTTTTCAGCGTCACCCGCTGCGTGTTGTAGAGCGTCGCGCCGCCTTCGATGCGCACGTCGCGAACGGTAATGTTGCTGTCCTTGCGGGCGCTGCGGCCGATGAACAGGCCGTTGATGACCGCGCCGCCCGGGTTCTGCGCCTGGACTGTCGAGCCTGAGAGGATGCGCCGAGGCTCCGCGCTGCCGTTCCAGCCGATGCCGGGATAAGTGCCGTCCTTCAGGACGACGACGCCGACGACGCCGAGCGCGGTATCGAGCGAACACGGGGCCGCGTCGGTGCAAGCCGTGCCGCTCCCTGCGGGCGACGCATAGCGCGCACCCGCGACCGGCGGCGGCGGGTCAACCGGGGGCGGCGGTGGGGGTGGGTCAATCGGCGGAGGCGGAGGCGGGGGCGGTGCAGCGGCGATGGTCACATCCACCGACGCACTCACGCCGTCGCACGTCACCGTGGCCGTCAGCGGCTGCGACACCGGCGCACTCACGCTGCCCGAGGTCGGCACCGCCTGAGACTGGCCGAGCGCCGAGAGCGTGCAGGCGGCAGCCCCGGTGCTCGTCCACGCCAGCGACGTACTCGCGCCGGCAGCGGCCACCGGGTTCGGGGTCGCCGTTACCGACACGGTGGCAGCCGGAGGCGGCGGGGGCGGCGGAGGGTCGACCGTCACGGTAACGGCCACGCCGGTTGACGTGCGGCAGGTATAGGACCGCGCGACGTTCAGCGCCTTTGCCGCAGCCACGCACGCATCCTGCGAAGCGTGCCGGCTGAGGATCGTCGAGCTGCGATACAGCGCCCAGTCTCCGGGGGTGACCGTCGCAGTCGTCGCAGCCAAAGCGTGCGGCGCCGCGAGCAGCCACAGCAGGCCGAGGAACCACCAAGGAGCGAGTTTCGCGCGCATCATGCCTCCAACCTTGAAACAGCCGCTGCGATGGCCTTTCGTTCCGCAGTGCGAATATAGGTCACGCCCATGACGGAGCGCATGTGAATCGTCTTGGCCGCGTCGTACAGCGCCACCAAATCCGGCGAGGCGTTCACGAGCGTCGTCACGAGCGCAGCATCGGTCGCGTCCGTCACGTCGGCAATCGTTCGAGCGCCCGCAGGGCGCTGCGCCGCGAATCGCCACGGCAGCCTGCTCGAGAGTCCGGCGAGCGCCCCCTTGATGGATGCGATCGCGCTCACTGGATCGTCTGCGGCGCGTCGCCGCCCTCGTCCACGATTTCTTCCATGACCTGAGCGATCTTGCCGTCCTTGCCGCGGATCGGCGTCTTGCGGCGCGGCGCGCGAACCGACTTCAGCAGCGCGCCCATCTGCTCGCCCTGCTGCGCGACGACCTGCGTCAGCTGCTGGATCACCTGCATGATCCCGTCGATCTTCTCGTTCTGCATGCTGTCCTCGGCCTCCATCGGCTCGGGCGCCTCAACCGCAGCGCCCTGCGGCGCAGGCGCCCCGCTCGAGGCCGCGCCGCCACCCGTCGCCCTCGCCTTGGCGTCGCGCACCTTGCCATCGGCCGCGGCGAGCTTCTGCTTCGTCGCGATCTCGCCGATCGCCTGCTTCTTCTGGCCGTCGATCTGCTGCTGCGCGAGCTTCTGCTTCTCGGCGAGGCGGTTTTCGCGCGTCTGGACCGACAGTTCGCGGATGTCGAGGTCGGCCTTGCGCTTCAAGTCCTCGTTGATGCGCTTCGCCTGTTCCAGCTGCTCTTGCAGGCTCTTGACCTGCTTGTCGAACTCGAGCTTGTCGGCGGCGCGCTGCACTTCGGCCTTCTGCGCCTTGCCCTCGGCCGCCGCGGCGGCGCCACCATCGCCCTGGCCTTCCTCGGCGGGCGGCTTCGGCGGCATCATCTGCCGCAGGTACTGCTCGATCTCGCTGCCGAACCGGAACCGGCGCGAGATGGCGAGCATCATCGACTGCGCGACCTCGAACGGCATGCTGCCGCGCTCAACGAGCGGCGCGACCGACTGCAGGAACTGGCCGAGGGCCGTCATCAGTTCGGTGACGTTCTTCTGGTCCTCGACCGCCTCGGGCTCAACGGTCGAATTGGTCTCGATGTCGACCTTGAACGATCGCTGGATGTCGTTCTTGAGTGTGCCGAGCACGGCTTCCCAGGTCACAGTCTCCTTCGACTGCTCGACCATCTGCTTGTACTGCTGCGCGGCCTGCTGGTCGCCGCGCATCGCGGCCTGCTTGACCTGCGCGGCGGTCGCGACCAGTTGCTGCGCCTGCTGCTGCGTGAGATACGGCAGGCCGGTCATTTCGGCCCACTGATCTTCCGTCAGGTGCTTGGCCGCGATCTCAAGCATGATGCGCAGCAGGTCGCGCGCGTACCGCTGCACTTCCGCCTGCTTTGGCTTCAGGCGCAGCGACCCCCACTGGTTCTTGATTTGCTGCGCGCCGAGCGTTTCCGACGCCTTCGACGTGCCGCGCAGGATGTCCGAGATGCCGATGATCTCGTAGATCACCTGCTTCGTCTGCTCGCGAGAGACGTACAACTGCTGCAGCGTTTTCTGCAGCACGTCGAGCGGCATGAACCAGATGGCGGCGTTCAGGCCCTTCTCGGCAATGGCCCCAAGTTCCTTGCCCGCCGGGATGAGCTCGTTCTCCTCGGCCTCCATCAGATTCTGGAGGTCGCCGTCCATGGTGCTGTCGTAGATACCGCGCGCCTTCATCGCGTCGACGAGCTTGTTGATGCGCGTCGTAATGCGATTCAACTCGCGCGCCTGGTTCTCGTACAGCGTGTACATCGAGGTCGGCACGAGGTCGTCCGTTTTCTCGATGAACTGCAGCGGCTTCGGCGTCGGATAAAACCCCGTGAGCCCGAGCGTGTCGTCCTCCTCCTTGAGATACCCCCACGGGTAGTCGGACGACACGTAGCGGACCTTGCGCCCGCCAGCCTTGTCCCAAATCTGATACACGCGCGCGAGCTTCATCTCGCCGAGCGACTTCTCGTCGGCGTTCTTCTTCGACCCGTGCTCGTTCTCGGCGTCCTCGCTGTCGGTGGAGTACCGCATCTTGGCGGCCTTCTCCTTGCCGAACAGCGCCGTCGCCTCCTCCTTGTCGACGTCGATCTCAAACGCGAGCCACGGCACCTTCGACCACTTGCGCGCGTAGCCGAAATACACCCGGTTCCAGGACTTCGACTCGAGGCAGATCAGCTGCGACTTCAGCACGTCGCCCTTGGCCTCGTAGTCGTACTTCACTGTCGCGACGCCGCGCCCCGGCAGCAGCGCATCCATCACGGCGGCCTTCATGCCGTCGTGGAACGTCTCGTAGCCGTCGACGTTGGTGTCCAACTGGAACTCAAGCATGCGCTGGCCGGCTTGCGCCGCGGCGAACGCCGCCTGATTGTCGTCCTTGAAGCGACGCTGCACGACCGGGCGCGGCACCGCGGAATAGAGCGACGGAAAAATCGTCTCAACATTTGAGTACAAAATGTTGAAAGGTGTGGTTTCGGATTTGGTTCCGTCGTAAATTTCACGGACCCGCACGCCCTGCTTGCGATAGTCCTTCTCGCGACGCTTCGCGGCTTCGATCTCCGACAGCCAGAACCGCACCTTCTGGCTGCGCGAGCCGGTCTCCTCGCTGCTGGACTCGTCGCGGGCCACTCAGCGTCAGCCCTTGACGAAAAACGTCACGTCGATCGTGCCGCCAAGCGTCGCGTGTACGCCGTTCTCGCACGCCGCCGGGAACGCATGCCAGCCGATCGCTGGCGTGATCATGCCGCTGATCGCCGTGCCGCTTGAGCTCCCGTTCCGCAGCACGATCGTGCCCGCCGTGGTGCTGTTGACGTAGAACCCCACGAGGTTCGCCGCGCGCCCAGCCGACGACACCTGGCCCGTCGCCGTCAGATTCACCGGCCGACCGTGCAGCCCGTACTCCGATGCACTCATGCGTCAACTCTCCCGCCCGAACATGGGGTTCCGCGCCGCGCGCTTCCTTCGCAGGTGCTGGTCGCGCAGCGCCGCGAACGACGCCCCCGCCCCCAACGTCAGCGCACCCCTACGCGAACGATCCGCGACCTCCGACACCGCGACACTACCGCCGTCCTCTTGACTCTGCAACTTCGCCGCCTTCCAGCATAGCGCGAGTGTCATGAACGCATCCGCGGCGTGGGATGACTTGTCGTGGACCGGAGTAGTGGAAAACACCTGCTTCTCCTCGTCCCATTCCCGGTGATACGACACCAGCGACTCCACGCCATCGGCGCACCACGTCGAGTCGATCATCGCCACCTTGAGCGTCGCGCGCGCAGCTTGAATCTGCTCCTGCTTGTCTAGCCGAGGCGCAATGACAAACTTGCCGAGCCGCTTGCCCATCCGCGCGTTTTCTTCCATGAACTGCTGCAGGATGCTTCGCGGCGACGCCAACGTCCTCGGGCGCGCGTCGTGCGGAAGATAGTTGGTCCCATACCGGAACCCACGCTCCTTGCGCTTGCGATCGAGCACTTCAACGTAGTACGGCACGTCCTTCGACGACGAGGCGTGAAAATCAATTACCCGCACGCCGCCCGCAAACAACTGGAACCACCAAATCACCGTGTCGTCCGTGCGGCCCAAGTCCCAGGCCGTGTACACGACATCCGTCGCATCATGCTCAACCTCGCGCAATCTCTGCTGAAACCGCATCTCCTCGATACAGTCTCCAAAAATCGACCCTGGAATCGCTGCGTCGAAGCTGCATTCGTACTCCTGCAGCCACAACGCGCGACCAAAACTCTCCCCGTGCATCCCCTGCAGCCGCCCCAACTCACTGCCCAGCAACTGCGCGTCCAAAGCACCCGTCTGCGACGCCGGTGACAACTCCGCGTACCAGTCCTCGCCGCGCGCACGCGCCGCTACCGCGTAGTCGTACATCGCCTTCGCATGGTTCTTCCCGCGCGGCGTCGTGATGAACAACTGCCAGCCGCCGTTCTCCATCAAAATCGGCGCGAAATACCCGTGCGCTGCCGGGTCGGCCAACGCATATTCCGAATGGATCATCCCCGCAAACGACGTGCCCATCAGCGCGTTATAGTTGTCACTCCCCGCCAACTGCCAAGTGCTGCCGTTCTTGAACCGGATGAACATTTCGTTCTCTCGCCGGTCCTGAATCAACTCGTCCGGAAACGACTCGTCTATGCGCCGCTTCCCCGTGTGCGGATTCACCATCTCCCACAACGCCTTTCGCGCCTGGGCATACTGCGGTAAGAAATGAACGTAGCTCGCCACCCTCTGATGCGCCGCTACCGCCGTCCAGTTCAGCGCCACGTCGTCCTTGCCCCACCGACGATGCGCTATCTCGATCGCATTGCGACCCCCTGACGCCAAATACTCCCACAGCTTCCACTGGTACTTGCGCGGCGCCCACTGGTACGGCAGTTCAATCGATGACAAATCGGTTCCCCTTCCGCGCGTTCGCGCGCCGCTCGAGAATCTGCAGGTTCTCCGCTACGTGAAGCCCACTTACTAACCGACCGCGCAGCGGAATCACGTGGTCAACGTCATACCCAATCCCCGTCTCCGACCGCATCCGCGCCGCCGCCTCATACACCGCCTCAATCGCACGCATATCAGCCCACTTCGGCGTGCGCCGCAACTTGTCCGCTGTCCGCTTCGCTATCAGCGCATTCACTTTCTCCGGATTCTCACGCATCCATCGCAGCGTCTTGCCGCGATACTTTTCCGGATCGCGCCAGTAGTACGCCCTATCCAACTCCTGCGCGCGACCAGGGTTCCGCGCACGCCATTCCGCTGTCCGCTTCGTGCGCCGCGCCCGCTTCGCAGGGTCTCTCAAATCCCGCCGTTGCCACTCCGCTCGACACACTACGCAGTGCGACGTGCTCGCATACCTCAACGTCCCGTGACCATGAAGGCACGGCTTCCCGTGATACGTCTTTCCGCGATGTTTGCTGTCCATACACGCAGCATAATTGCTAAGAACGTGTATGTACATCTCTCTGTTCGGTTTTTACTCTCCGCTAATTTTGAATTATGGGACCCGCGCGTGTGTGGCCGTACGCGTCGGGTTCCCTGCCCGGCCTACCCGTCCTGCCGCTTGACGGCGGGGGCCTCTCCCGTGGGCGCGGCCTGGCTCGAGCTTGCATCGTGCTCGATGGTTGCACCATGCAACGATCGCTCGCGCATCGCATCCAGTGACACGACCACGACGCGCACGCCTTGCCCCGCTGTCTCCCCCCATGCCTGCCGCTGCCGTGCCTGCAACCACGCAAGCCCCGCGCGCGCATCGGGCTCCACGTACTCGCGCAGCCGATGCACGTCGCCGAATTTGTCGAGCTTTTCGGCCCAGCGCGTGACGCCGACTGCGCGCGAGTAGAGCGCGCGCGCCACGCGCTCATCGTGCGCTGGGCCGAGCGTGCCGAGCACGTCCGGCGACTCGGTGACAGCTGCGAGAGGAATGCCGAGCCGCGCGGCGATCTCCTCATCCGTCAGGCCGGCTAGGGCAAGCTCGCGGATGGTGGGCAGCGCGGCAGGCACTGCGGGCGCTCGCGGGCCGGCGGGCGCTACAGGGGCGAATGGGTCGCGATCATCATCATCGGTAGATGCGTCCATTCGGCGAGGGTAGGACGGGAGCGGCAGGTATGGGAAGCGTGCATAAACCGCGCGCATAAACGCGACCCATGTAACGTTTGTAACGGCGTTACATAGGGTGTAACGGCGGCGGTTTGCCGTTACATAGCCGTTACATATCTGCGGCCCCTATTTTTATAGGCTTGTAACACTAGTAACAGTTGTAACTAGGGGGGGGGCTTAGGAGCAAGAAAAAGTTTAGGACTTCCTAGTGTAACGGCGTTACAGGCCGTTACACGTTACACTGTCATTCCTGACATGGTGCCTCTGTAGACGTTTGTAACGCCTGTAACGCCGTGCCGCCGTCATTACTGCACCGCATACTAACCGCATAGTGGTCGCTGTCTCAGATGACATGCGCCCAGTGACATGATCCGCGTGACATGGTGCGAGTGACATGAGAGGGTATGCGCGTCGGGAGTTTATGCATCACTTCACAGAGTCAGTAACCCAAAGAGGCCAGGACCATGACTAAGAAAGACTATGAACTGATCGCTACGATTCTGGACGGCCAGACAATCGTGGCGCCGTCGCAAATGGCTCAGGCATGCCGCGAGCAGCGCGATACGTATGCGCGCGCCTTTGCCGATGCGCTAGCGCGCCAGAACCCGCGTTTCGACCGCGAGAGGTTTCTGGCCGCTTGCGGGGTGGCGTCGTGATCTGCACGCAAGCCGACGCGCGCCGGCTGATAGCGCGTTACTTTCCCGGTCACGTGGTCAAGCTCACGACTGGCTGCACGATCATTCAACCGCCGCTGTTTGAGGTCGCGAACGGGAAACCAATGGTGGCCGTGCGCAAACTCGCCACGGGACCGCATTCCGCCGTCGCAATCGGCCGCATGGCGCTGACTGGTGCGATTGATTGGCAATGGGACGGTGCGCAGTGATGCGCGCCGCCGCCTGACGCGACGGCGCAGCCTGTAGCGCATGCCAGTTCCGGCGTGCGCTGCGGGGTGCGAGTTGCACCGGGCAACAGAGACTGAGGAACATACGATGGATGCCAACGAAACGATGCCGGCCGCCGCGCTGGCGACTGACGACACCGCCACCACGACGCGCCCGTGCGCCGTCTGGTCCGGGCCGATGGATACGCTGCGCGCGCTGCTCACGGTCGCGGGCGAGCGTGATGTGCGGTTCTACCTGAACGGCGTATGCCTGGATACCACCGGGCCAGCACCCGTGTTCGTCGCGACCGACGGCGCGCGCATGCTGGTCGTGCGCGCCGAGCCGCTGGTCAGCACGCTCCCGCCGGGCTGCTACGTAATTCCGCGCGCGATGCTCGAGGCCGTCAAGCCGGTCAAGCTCGGCCGCGGGCAGGGCGACGCGCCCGTGACGCTGACTGTCCTGGCGCCGGTCGCGGGCACCGACACGGGCCGCGCGGAACTGGTCGGCGCCACGACGGCATCGGCGCCCCTGGTCGACGGCAGATTCCCGGACTGGCGCCGCGTCGTGCCGTCCAATCTGACCGGCATCGCGTCGCAGTTCAATACGGATTACCTGGCCGACTTCGGGACCGTGGCGCGGCTGCTCGCGGGGGCGAAACGTACCCAGAGATGCTTCCCGACGTTCGCGCACGCGGGCGACATCGGCGGGCGCAAGGGCGATCACGGCGCCGCGCTGGTCACGTTCCCGCGCTCCCCGGATGCGTTTGGCGTCCTGATGCCCATGCGCACCGATTCGGTGCCGACCGTGGCGCCGCACTGGGCAGGATGCTGGACCGACTGAGCCGCTAGCCTGTAGCGGCTGCGCTCGCGGCGGCCGCTATAGGATGCCGGCTCGGCATCGGGCAGAGACTGAGGGACATACCATGACCATGAAATCGGACTTTCTCACGCTGCGACGCGGCACCAGCCGCGGTCGCGATACCTACGGCTACAACCTGGTCACCGCGACCAGCAGCCGCACCGGGCGCAAGTACCGCACGTGCGGCGGCGGCTATGACATGGCCGGGACCGTGCTTGGCGACTACCTGCAGGACGTGGCGCAGGACCGGCTTGCGGCGCTGCGCGCCACGCTGCCGCCCAAGCGCAAGCCGGACCACTGGGCGCCCGTCGGGCTGACGCTCGGCGGCGTCGACTGGGACGGCCGCGCCGGCTATGACGTGGTGGCCGAACCGGCGCCCGATACGCGCGACGGCCCCGGCAACCCGCTGGAGCTCGACGTGTGGACCGTGGTGCTTGAGGCATGGTCCGACGGGACCGATCGCATCGGCCTGCCGGCGGGCGTGTACGTCGTGCCCGATGAGTTGCCGGCCGATACGCTCGCGCATATCGTCGAGGCATGCGCGCAGGACTGGCACGACTGCCACAGTCCGGGCGCGCGGCTCGCGGAGCGCGATGACCTCGAGCGGGAGGAATAGGGCGTGCTGCAATTCATCACGGGGCTTGTGGCGCTGATCGCCTGGGCCATTCTGACGGGGAGGGACTGACATGGTGATGACACTGAAGGATCACGCGGACATCGAGTCCGAGGGCGCGCGCTCGCCGTACCAGGAGCGCGTCGCGGCGCTGCACTGGCGCGTCACTGAGGCCGCCGCGCGGCGCGATCGGGAGGAACGGCGCACGCTGCGCCTGCTGCGACTGATCGAAGCGAGCAACGCGCGCCACGCGGCGGCCTGTAACGACGTGGTGCAGGCGCTGACCGAACTGAGGGGGATGCGCGCATGAGGCTCGTCAGCGACCCGACCGACCCGGACACCATGCCGGAGCGCAACCGCCGCGCCTATGCCGCATGGGCGTTCAAGCGCGCTATGGGTGTGGCGCCGCCCGACCCGCTCAACTGCCACGAGCGCGCCGCGGCGGACTATGACCTGGCGATCAAGCGCGTCCGAATCCGCAACTGGTGGCGGCTCGAGGGCCGGTGGCGGCAGTGGAACGCGACCGACAAGCCGGCGCCGCTGCTGCTCGGCCCCGATCGCGTGGTGCCGTTCCGGCGGGTGAAGACATGAGCGCCACAAAGGCGCTGCTGCGCCAGCTGCGCGACTACTCCAATCAGTGCGGTTACTGGCCGCCCGTGTGGTTCGTGGGGCCGCGGACCTACCGCGCTGTCTGCCGGGAGATGGACGCGACCGCCGGGCATTGCTGCGCGGATACGGTCGGCGTGCCGGTGCGCTGGCGAGTCATCAACGGAACGGAACTGCACTGCATCGGGGGCAAGCCATGAACGACAACGAACGCAAGCGCCGCGGCACTGTGCCCGACGACGTGGTGCGCCGCATCCGCGCCGTATTCGACGCGCGCGCCGCCGTGCGCCATCCGTCCGACGCGGACCTGGTGCGCGAGACGGGACTCAACCGCCGCGTAATCCGGGCGATCGGCGCGCGGCATCTGTACAAGGGAGTGCCGGATGATGACACTGGGAATAAACCTGCGATCTAGGAGGGGCCTGACATGGGCGTATTGGGCGACGCGATCCGCAAGATCGTGGACAGCAAGGATGCCGAAATCGAAGCGCAGCGCCGAAGGGTCGAGCAACTGGAAACGGCGCTGTTGAAGTGGATCAACGCTCCGTGCCCGTGCGGCTGCGCCGCGTGTATGGAACTGCTGGACGATACGGACGGACTACCTGAAAGCGCAACAGCACCGCGCTAGAACGTCTCACCCGCTAATTCGCTGACAGACGCGAAGCTATCGCCCGCCGCTGGTTCATCCACGGCGGGCGTTTTTTCGCCGACCGTCTCCGGCAGCGGGCGCTTCCAGGCGCGCACGATACGCGCACCGTCGCGCACCGTTGCCGAGCGCCAGCCATGCAGCCGCAGCACGCTACGGATACGGTCCTTCGCGGCATTCGTTTGGTCGCGCACGGGCAACTCGATGCCGTGCAGCATGATGTCCTCGGGCGTGACGTGCTGGTAGCGGCTCGCGTAGCGGATGATTGGCCCAGTCCAGGCGTCCTCGCTGCGCGCGTTGTCGGTGAGCCGCCGCGCCTCGGCCTCGGGCACCAGCCAATAAGGCTCGCCAGCCTGATAGCGCGCGACCGCCTCGGCGAATATCTGCTCCCGGTTCTGCGTGAGCCACACAAGATCAATCTCACGCATCAGCACGCGCCAGAATCGGCGCGCGCCCGTGTCGTCCTTCACCCAGTCGTCGCGGTTCGTGGTGCCGGCGAACACGCACTGGCGCGGATAGTCGCCGGCCATGCGCCCGTAACTCGCGCGATAGGTGTCCACGCGGTTCGTGATGACCTGCTTGACCTTGGTGACCTCGGCCTTGTTCATGCTGTCGAGCTCGCCAATCTCAATCAGCAGCTTCCCCTTCATGTTCTGCAGGAAGTCCTTGCTGTCGATGCGCTCGGTCGCCTCGGTGAACCATTCGCCGCCGAGCACGCGCAGCGCCGTCGACTTGCGCGCGCCCTGGTTCCCCTCGAACACCGGCACATAGTCGACCTGACAGCCGGGTTTCAGGATGCGCGCCACCATGCCCATGATGAAGTTGCGGCTGACGGCCTGGTGATACTCGTTCGGATCGCAGCCGAAGCCGCGCTCGAGCATGAAGTCGAGCCGCGCGACCTGATCCCAGCGCAGCCCGGTCAGCCAGTCCTGCGCACTGTTGCGCTGGTTCGTGAACAGGTGGAGCTCGAGGCCCGCCTTGACGCGCGCGGGCGTCATCTTGTGGAGGCGCACGTCTCGCTGCAGCCAGACGGTCAGGCGGGTGAAGTCGGCGTCCTGAATCGGCCGCGGCACCGGCTCGTTCCAGTCGGTCATTCCGCGCTGCAGGAACGTGTCGAACCAGAACCGATCGCGCAGCGCGAACGTCACCGCGCGCAGCACCGTGTCCTCGTTCGGCGGCGGCGTGCCGTTGCCGACGTTGACCTCGAGGCCCATTGACTGCCACAACGATCGCTCGCCGCGCGCATCGGTCGCGGGCAGCTTCGGAGACGTGGTGACGGTGCCCTCGACGGAAGTCGTCGGCGCCGGCTCAGGGAGGGAGTGCGGAGAGGGGGCCGCAGCGTCCTGGGCGTTGTCGACCGTGGCCGGCGCCGACCGCTGCAAGGTTATCAGATAGCGCCGGTCCTCGCGAACGATCCACGCGGCCAGCTGCTCGGCCGTCCAGCCGAGCGCCATCGCGTCCGCGGCGTCCCATCCCTCTGGCTGGCCCTCGGGGACGATGATGCGCAGTTCACTGCTGTCGTGCGCGGCCAGCAGTCGCCCGCTGATCGCGGCCATCGCCTCGCGGCCCGGCTGGTCTGCATCCGGCCAGAAGTCGACGTTGCGCCCGATGAGCGGCGTCCAGTCGGCGGTGTCATACGCCTTCGCGCCGCCCGCCCAGGTCATCACGACATGCGTTCGCAGCACTGGGCGCAGCGCATCGGCGGCCTTCTCACCCTCGACCAGCATCACGCGCTTGGTCGGCTTGGCGGCTTGCAGCAGGTCGAGGCCATACAGCGGGCGCGGCTTGGGATACGCGCGAGCGACCCACTGGCCGCCCATCCAGCGCCACGGGCTGAATTGCTTGCGGCCGTCCTCGCCCTCGTAGCGGCAGACGTAGAATAGCGCGCCGTCGCTGTCGGCATACCGATAGGTCGCGACCGGCTCACCGTGCCGACGATGCCGGCCGGGCACCAGCGCGTCGCCCGGCGGGCGCTCCGGCGGCGCCTCGATCACGACCGGCTCACGCGGCGGCTCGGCGTGGTGGTGGTGGCCGTTCATGCGCGGCGGCGGCGCATCGGACTCCGCGCCGAGCTCGCGCGCCGCCTCCAACTGCCCCAAGCCGCGGATCGCCGCATACAGCGACAGCAGGTCGCCGCCCTTGGCGCCCTCGGCGAAGTCGGCCCAGCGGCCGGTCTCAAGGTTGACGCACAGGCTGTCGCCTGGGTCGCCGCGCAGGTTCCCGATGACGTACTCGCGCCCGCGGCGCTTGCCGCCCGGCAGCCACGATGAGACGTGCCGCTCGGCGTCCGGCAGCAACGAGGCTGCGAACGCCTGAAAGTTGACCGACATGGTTATCCCCCTTGCGACAGACGGAGGAGCTTCAGCGCGCTCTCCGGCATGTTCCGCGTGCCGCGCAGCCAGCATCGCACGGCTTGCGGACTCTTGCATACCACGTCCGCGACCGCACGCGGCGTCATGCCACGCTGTCGCATGGTGCGGCGCAGTTCGGCCGCTCGCTGTTGCGGTGTCATCACCACTGCTCCCCATCCAGAATGATCCGGGCATCGTCCACGTCGCGGAACACGCCCGCGCGCCCGCCGTGCTCGCGCACCGTGCGGATGAACGCGACCTGCTCCGGCGACGTGCGACCGCGCGCCGTCTTGCCCTCAAGCGCCGCGAACAGCGCGACCCGATCGCCCACCATGTCCGGCGTGATGATGAGACTGCGCCAACCGATGAGGTCGCTGCTGCCGTTGCACAGGCCGAAGTTGACGACCTGGTAGTCCTCAATCAACAGCATGCGCTCGGTTTTCTTAACGATGCGCCCGCGGTACGCGCTGCCGACGTTGTTGCGGAAAAGCCGCACGTCGCCGTTCGAAAGCGCGAGGCGCGTGTCGCGGACGATGGTTGTTTCTTTCACTTCCAAGCCCCCGGCGGAAACCGGGCGCAAAACGCTTCCGGGTTTCTGGTCACACCTTTCGCGTGCTCCCGGCAGGTGTACACGCCCTCGTCCTCGCCGCGGAAGTAGCTGAACTGAATGCAAACCCATCCTTCGGCCTGCTGGTTGCAGCCCGTCGCTTGGCACTTCTTCTGCGTGCCGGGCTTCAATTTCCTTGCGGAATCGAACCGCGGATAGTTGCGTCTAATCATCGCGACCGCTCCATCAGCTTCCGCAACAGCGGATTGCTGCGCGTGATGTTCGCGGCAATATCCGCGCTCCATAGCTTCATGCGCGATATGCCGCCACGAATCGCGAAGCGATGGCAGTGATGCTTGTACTCGCCGTGCATGCGCTTGACCGGCTCGCAGCACGGCGCGTGCATCAAATACTCTAGCGTGTCGTGCTTCATCGCCGCGTCACGTCCTGCGGGTCGCGGGGGCCGTCCGCCTCCGGCAGCGCCGGCAACGGCATCCAGTGCGACGGCGCGTTG